ATCTAAATTCTTTTCATTTTCCTTTACTTCTTCATCATCAGGTTTTGCTATATCTCTTGCTATATCTGCTGCAGCAATTGACCAACCAACTGGACCAGGAATAGCAGAACCCAATGAAAGTGCAGCACCAGTAAAGTCACCTTGAGATGCTCTGTATCCTGCCATTCCCAAGTCAGCTAAAATTCCAATGACTGGTATCATACCTAAACCTTTTCCAACTCCTGCTTTAACTCCTTTCTGTGCTATTTTTTTACCAGTCTGTTCTACTATTTTCTTTGTACCTTTTTCTGCAGTTTCAGATAATACTTTCTTCGTACCCTTCTCTGCTACATTTTCAACAACTTCTTTAGTACCTTCCTTAACTGCTCCTTCAACAAGTTCTTTACCACCTTTCTCTGCTATATTTTGAGCAACTTCCTTTGATGCTTTCTCTCCAATTTCTTTAGTAGCCTTTTTAGTAGTTTGTTCTGCTGCTTCTTTAAGAGTCTTCTTTGCTGCCCCTTCTGCTACTTCCTCTGCTACTTCTTTACCAACTTTTTTTGATGTTCTATTAAATATTTTATTTGATATAGACTTAACACCTTTATTAATAAGCATTCCTCCAGTAAGAAGACCACCTGCTGCTAAACTATATCCAATCCAAGGATTACCAAAACCAAGGTTATCCGTTACCCAATCATGAACATTTTTTCCTTTCTCAACTATTTCATCTCTTTTAAGTAATGCTGAAAGAGCTATCATTTCTCCAAGTGCTGCACCAGATCCTAATCTAAATAATCTTTTCCTATCAGGCAAATCTACTTTCTCTATTGCATCATTTGAATTACTAATCCATTTTACAAATTTCTTATAATCTTTCTTTCTTTTAAATGTTAATGGTCGAATAGTATTAATAGAAGGATTAGTTCTAATCTTTCTAGCATCCCGTAGGATCTTACTTCTCGATATACTTAAAGATATTGCCATATTAATTTACGATATTATAGATCATTCTTGTTTCAAAAGCACCAAAACTATCAGATTTAGAAGATGGTAAGAATGTAATATCTGGACCATTTTGTGCAGAACCATTCAGATTCATTATTTTTTGTGGTTGTGACACTTGTGGTGCTACATTTTGTCCAGAAGGAAGAACTACAATATTGGGTTTATCTTCTTTAGAATCTAAAGATTTAACACCCCTCTCTTCATTCTTAAGTTTTATAAATTCTTTCTTTGCCTGAACAAATTTTCTAGTACCTGATTCTCCTTTTGGGAAATTAGATCTCTTTGGTTCTGACGTAGTAGATGTTTCAGTTTTTGCTATAACTGATTGTTTCTCATCAGTTAATTCATCAATATTAACAATTTCACTTTTAATAGAAACTTTATCCTTACCATCCAAACCATCAACACCTGCCTTACCTTGCACTCCATCGACTCCATCGACTCCATCCACTCCACTTACTCCATCCACACCATCAAGACCTTCTGCTACTGCTGTATCTTTTGATGCCATACCAAGACCAGCACCAAGTCCTATGCTACCAAGCATCAAAGCACCAGTCCTAATTAAACCTTTCCTTGAGATTTTAAGATTCTTCAATTTTGGCATTGTAAATTTAGTTTTTTTCAAATTTTTTGTAGGTAGGTTGTCTTTAAACTGACTAAACATACCACGACTAGGTTTTTTAACATTTGGTTTTTTTAATGTTTTAGTAATTTTTTTTATCTTCTTTGGTTTTTTAGGTGCATCTACATCAGTTATTTTTGATTTTTTAGGTGCTTTAATATCTCCTTTCTTACCAAACAATTTTCCCAATCCCCATCTAGCACCTGTGATACCACCAATCAATTTAGCAAGATTGGCCAATCCACCACCTTTTCTTCCACCACCAGCACGACCACTAGTAAGACCTTTAGAAATATTTTTAATTGCAGAAACTAAAACAGTCGAGAGATCATAGATCTCTATCATAGTATCCTTTAATCTAGTTACACCTACTCTAATTAACTTTTCTGTATCATCATCAGCAAATGTTTCCAAGAAGGCTTTAGTAGGACCACTAATTTTTTTATCAGTATCCTTTCCTGGCGTTGTAGAAATTTGTCCAATTAAAGACTTCATATTGGAAGTCTTTGCTCTTATGGATTTTTTCGCAGCATCCATTCCCCCTTTAAGTTTAGGAGAAGAAAATGAACTAATAATAGAAGCAGAGATTGCCATTTAAATATTTTCTTGTTTTGCTTTTAAATTTTCCTCTTCAATATATTGATTCAAAAGTGCAAGATAGATTTCTCTCTCCCACGGCATCATGTTTTCAATCTCAGTTAAGCTATATTTATGGTGTTGCATCAAAGCAAAATTCAATTTATAGTATGACTCAAGATCTATATGAGCCATACTTATTCGAAAAAACTTGACAGTCCCTCCAATACAACTTCACTTTCAACATTCGTCTTTGGATTAGTAACCTTTATAGTATGAGCCAACTTTGGCATTGTTTCAAAGAACTTTTCAATCTCTTTAAACTGTTGTGAATTTAAAGAATCGACCCAATCATTTAATTCTTTTTTAGTACAATCAGATGCTGACCACACATCTTCTTCGTCATAAACCACATCAATACATGATGCTACCATCTCAAATGTCTTTTCAACTGGAGAATCCTCATCAACATTAAAATCAAAATTATTATTGATGAATTCATTCATAGATGGATACTTCATCTTTAAGGTAAGTTTACCATCGATGGGTATTTCTTGTTTATGATCTTTAGATTTTTGAATTTCAATCTCATCAATATAAACCGTTACTGGTACTGTAGTTTCTTCATCATCAGGACAAGTAACAACTAATTCCAATGCTTCTCCTACAGATTTTGCACGAATATTGAGGAATAGATATTCAATATCAAATGTAGGAAGTAATTCAACTTTAACACCTCGACTAATAATACATTCTTTCAATGCATTCTTAACCGCATTAGTTATCTGTTTTGAATTTTGACTTTCTAATGCAAGTATTAAAAGTTTTTCTTCCTTCACAAGGAATGGTCTATATTTTATTTTCTTCCCTGTTGACGGTAAAACCAACTCATAAGTAGGGGTAGATATTTTTGGTAAAGGCATAATATTTTATTCAGTATTTTATATAGGGAGGTTTTTTAAAAATTTTTAATCGGTTAACCTGACGTATCATCATTATCAGAATAATTATTACCCTGATTATTATGTTTAATAGTTATGTACCTAGTATAACCAAAAACAACAGTAACTTGAGTTAAAGAACTTCCATCATAAGAAACAGGAATAGATGTTAACTGTTTAGGAAACGCATCAATTAATTCATAGGTTAGCATTGGTTGCTGATTATACTCACCAAAGTCACCATAGTTAGGATTCTCTAGGAAGTTTCTTTCGAACTTTGTTACAGCAACTCTTCTCTTATATTGATTTGGATAACGAATTCTATAATAAGAATTATTATCTAAAAATGATTTCTGTCCATCACGAGAACCAATATACTGACCATCACTTCCATACAAAGGATTAGCATAATTCATCCACTCTTCGAATAAACGAATAATATTATATTCAGAGTCAACATAAAAGGTTACTTCAAAATCAGGAAATATTCTTCTTGTTGCATTATACTCTAGCATACCTTGGTAAGAACCAGGTTGTTCTGTCATGTCAAAGTTTGTTCCTGGAAGTATTGCTTCAGAGGCCAAGAAATCATAACTATCTCCAGTAGATCTATTAACATCAAATATACCACACCTAGTTAAATACCCATCAAGACTTTGACTAGAAACTTCTCTTTGAAGAAATAACGAAACTTTAAACTGACTGGTAACCGAGGGTTTACTCAGAATACTTTTAGCAGTAGGTAACGGTTCTTCCGTACTTGGTTGAGATATTCTCAAGTATAAAGGTTCAACCCTGTTTTTATTATAAGTTGCCATCTAAATACTTTTTAACTACTTTATACTATACTATGTATGTCATATAATGGAAAGTTTCGGCCAAGATACCCTAAAAAGTACAAAGGCGATCCCACCAACATAGTTTATAGATCACTTTGGGAAAAAAAGTTCATGAATTATTGTGACTTGAATGAAAGTGTTAATGAATGGCAGTCAGAAGAATTTTGGATACCATACAAGTCACCTATAGATAATAGGACACGTAGATACTTTCCAGATTTCTTTCTTAAATATAAAGATGCAAAGGGAAAAAATAGATATGTTGTTGTTGAAGTGAAACCAAAGAAAGAAACAAAAATGCCCCCACAAAACCCAAAGAAAAGAACAAAATCATGGGCATACTCTGTAAGAACATGGGCAGTCAACCAAGCAAAGTGGAAAGCAGCAAGAGAATTTTGTAGAGATAGAAATTACGAATTTAAAATTATGACTGAATACGATCTAGGTATTAAGTAATGGGAAGAAAAACTTTAGCAGAAAGAAGAGCAAGAGATGCTGCAAAAGAAGCAGACATGTCTATTGGTGAAAGAATTTTTGATAGAGCAAAAAATACTCCCAAACGTTTATTGAGTGGTATAGATGCAGACTGGTATGCCAATGAACTATACAATGAACTATCAGAAGTAGCAGAAGAAAGATTTCCAGAGATAGGAGAGTTATGTTACTTCTCATACTCTGCTGCATATGCAAATAAGTATCAATGGTGGGATCGTAGACCACTAGCATACATATTAGATATCAGAAATGATTCTATTCTTGGTGGTAACTTACATTACTACAATCCAAATATAAGATCAGCAATTGCTGGTTCCCTCATAAATAAAAGAGAAGCACAATTACCCAATAAAACTTTACATAGATATTTTATTAATAATATAAGTGGTTTATACATAATTCCAGAAGATTCAAAAGAGTGGTCTGACATTGCAATGCTAGTAACTGAAAGTTTTGTTAATAAATATGGTAGAAAAGTTTCTCCAGAACAAGTTTGGGATAGCACTTAATGACAGATTCAGTATTAAGAAGTACAGATTTAACAGCGACACTTCCAAATGGTGTAACCATTACTGGTGTAGTAGAATATTCCCCAACAACTGGAAACTCAAAAGTAAAAGTAAGAGGATTATTTGGATCAACTATCGGAACTCGTGATATAATGGTTAATGGTCAATGGACTACTTGGGCTGAAGAAAATATGTCAACCCAAGATAAATCTTCATGGTTTCCAACAATACAACAAACAATAAACAATGCATATACTGCTGCTGGTGGTAATGCAAATGGAAATGTACTTCCACAATGGACACAATTCCCAGAGGGAGCAACTAATACACAGATAATTCCAGCAGTACAGGTTGAAGTTGGAGATACAACTAGTGGTGACAGTAATAGTAATATTGAATTCAAAAGAACAGATATAACATCAGATTTAATTAAATCTTTAATGCAACATGGTCCTCTACAATATCCTACTGATGCATTATATAAAAATACTTCTACAGGATACAATCAAGACCACGTTAAAATAACACAGTACACATATAAATCTCCAGGAGCAGCGACTTTTGGTGGG